CTCCGTCTCCACCTTTTGCTAAATTAATGTAATCTTTATTTAATTTTTTTGATAACAAATAGGGCCAAGTTAATTCTACTGGTAATCCGTGGCCCTCTGTATGCGAACACCCTAAAGTTAAAATTTCTTGATTATTGATTTCATTGCACCTATAGCCGTGAGAATTTAGATTATAATCTATTTTTATTGAATCTGCACCTAAAAAAGGAAAAGCATGACAACTCATATCCTCTAAAGATCTATAAATAGTTTGATTAATATTTTCTTCATTACTCATTAAATCCTCCTATTATTTTACTTTTATAGGCTTCTTGCCATTTCATTATATCATTATGATCATTTAATAAAGGCTGTCCTTTAATATTAAGACTGGTATTAAGTAATACTGGAATCCCAGTCATTATGTACCAGTTAGATAAGACTTCATAAAGTCCAGGATGTTGTTCTTTTGTTACTGTCTGGACTCTTGATGTACCATCTGCATGAACCACTGCAGGTATTCTTTCTGGTTGCAAACACTTAACCGTATATTGCATATAAGGGCTTTCAAATTTCATATCAAACCATTTAGATGCATGCTCTGCCATAACTACTGGAGCAAATGGCCTAAATAATTCTCTTTGTTTAATTAAATTAACTTTATCTTTAATGTTTGGATCCCTTGGATCTGCCAGTATGCTTCTATTTCCTAAAGCCCTTGGACCATATTCCGCTCTTCCTGTTGCTACCGCAGCAATTTTATCTCTTATTAAACTTGTTATAATTTCAGTAACTGGATATTTTCCGCCTAAATCATATCCAAGGTATGGCGTCTTCCAATTAACATGTTTTCCATATAGCGCTACTGCTGCACCCAAAGAAGAACCAGCATCCCCTGGATTTGGCATAATCCAAATATCTTTAAATATATTCCAAAGCAGGGTATTGGCAGAAGAATTAAGTGCACATCCACCCATAAAAACTAAATTAGTTTTACCTGTAATTGCATAAGCCATATGCATAAATTCATTTAATCTTTGTTCATATACAAATTGAACTGCTGCTGCAATATCAAATTTATCTTGCTCTGTTATTAGATCTTCCCAATCAACTATACCTTTATGAAAATTATATTTTTGTTTTGAGTATGATGGAAAATACTCATCAACTTTTCTATAATATTTTTTCCAATCGCCGTAGGCTGCCATGCCCATCATAATATATTCTTCTTGGTTTGGCATAAGGCCAATTAATTGTGTAAATGCTGAATAAAATAAACCAAAACTAATAGGATAATTTTGTTTATATTTTAATTTTATTGTTTCTCCTTCTCCAACCCAAATGGTTGAAGTATTATATTCTCCTATTGCATCAAGAACAACAATGCAAGCATTATTAAATTTGCTAGTGTAATATCCTGCTGCAGCATGAGAGTAGTGGTGCTTAAAGTTTTTTACTGGCACCCTTTTGCCAAAAAGATTGCCTACTATAAATTTAGGCTTCCAGTCACTTTGCCCTCCCCTTAAAAGTAATCTAGATGCTTTTAACAGTGGCTTTTCATAATATGCTACCTGATCTGGAAACCCATAAGACAAAGCATTACTAATTAATTCATCATTAATATACCAATCATTTTTTTTCTTACTATATCTTTCAGCATGCCCTGCAAATAATATTTCTCCGTCTTTAATTAAAGAAACAGATGCATCATGAGATGTTTCGTTAATACCTAAAATTATCATAGTAACTATACATTAATAAGTAAATGTACGCTTATCCTTTTTTCTGAAAAATTTTTTAATTTTAGAATAAAATATATACATATAATATTTAAATTTCATATTGACTCCTAAAAATAAAATAGGGATGTTTTCTACACCCCCATTTTATCATTACAGTTATTAAGTTTTAGTCTTTCTTAACAGCCTTCTTAACTGGCTTCTTGATTGCCTTCAATGCTTCATCTACAGCCTTTGCTGCAGGCATACGGCCAAATGCTGAATCGTTTGGATTCAACGCTCTTAATGCCACTGGGGCAACTGCTGCTACAAGTGCTGCCCAAAGGTCTTTTGGATCAGTTACTCCAGCAACATATAATGCTGCAACACCAGCAAGGACAGATCGTCCGTATGATGCGAGCATCTTCTTTTGTGTTTCGTTTAACATATTTATTTTCCTCCTAGGATAGGACTTTGGTTATGAAATCATAGCCAAGCCATAATCCTATTATACCAGCAACTCCAGCGAACACTGGCGGTGCTGGAACTGGTAACTTAAAGGCTGCAAACACTACTCCGCAGCCAAATCCTGTTAATATTGAAAATATAACCTCTTTCATCTCTCTCCTTTGTTAAAATTTGGATGATCTATTGGCGTTGCTACTGTAACCAACGCACCACATTTAGCGCATTCTGCATCTAACATGTACAGCCCTAATTCATAATCTAATGGATCAATTTTTACTTTAACCTTTAATAAATCACACCCGCATTCAGGGCATATTGGCGTAGGTATACCCCTTGCATCAATCATTTGGAACGTCCTTTGGATAAATTTTTTCTAATTTTTGAAATGCTTTTTTAAATTTATTAATTGATAATTCATTTGGATAATTTAAGTCATATTCTATTTCTGCTTTATATTCTAATAAGGCTTCATGAACATCTTCTATATACTTATATGCCACATCTCTTGTTTCATTTAAAAAAGAAATAAGATGTTCTTTTTCTACTGATCTATTATTTTTATTTTTAGAGTTTAAATATTCTACATTCTTTATTGCTTCATCAACTGCAATTAATAATTGTAAATTTGTATTCTTTAATCTAACAATAATACTAGATAAAGCAGTTATAATTATAAATAAGATTAAAAATAAAACAAACTCAAACATTTACAACCTCGTGAGTTGGCCAATAATATTTGCAAGGTTCTTTACGATTAGGACAACAAGGAATATTGTTTAAACTTGTTACCGCATACTGAAACTGTGCGTAATACAGCGGATCCTTTTTAAAAAGATTGGCACGATGAGTAGTTATAATACGAAGCATTTTGTTTTCGTCTTGGAAATAATCAGGAATAGCATTGCCCCAGTCATCCCAACAATTTTTTTGTAAACGATTAAGATTTGCTTCATTGTTTTCTGTTTTGATTCCACGATACTTGGCTTCAGTAACCATGGCTTGAATATAATTCCAAAGGCCACGTTCAAAGCCACGCCACATTAAAACCGCTGGATGATTTTTCCAACCACCAGTAGGTGATTTGCCAGATAAAACATTTAAAATCTGATAACCTTCTAAAATTTGTTTATTAAGTCGTTTGCTATCTAGCATACGAGCAGAGACTTTATAATCTGATTGTGGTAGAAATGTTTGCATTACTCTTTACCGCCTTCACGAACTAATAGGACAATTGCTCCATTATCCTCAAGTGCCTTTTTGACTCTTATCATATATTCTACAGCACGACGCTTATCTTCGTCAAGTAGTGACATAAAAGATTTTTCTGATGCACGAACAGTAATAAAACTATCATTATCCACTAACTCTAAACTAAAGCCTTTAGGGCAAAAATGATCTAAGGACTTAAATGCTCTACGCATAGAATCTGTATACATTATTTTCTACCCCATTTGATTTTATTCCATACACGCTCATGTACATAGTAAATAAATACTTTAATTACCGTTTCCCAAAAAGCAATATTAGCAGAAAGTGTTGCATCTCTTGTAAAAATATATACAACAGCAACCGAAGATACTGTTCCCCAAATACGATAACTTAATGCTTTGGCAAATGACCTAGACTTAGTTACTGTCATAGGAACGTATCGCTATCGTCTGGTCCACCAAACTTTTTATCTATAACATAAACCGCAACAAGTGCAATTATAAGTGAAACAGCAACTGCAATACCATTCTCTAACATTTAAATACCCATTTCCTTACGCTTTTGCGTAGCAGAAATAGCATGAATCTCTGCCCCCAAATCTACTTGTTCAATCTTGTATCCCACATCACGACCATAAACTATATTAGTAATGTTAGGCAATCTTAATATTAGTGTATTTTTATATGGATTGTCTTTCTTAATATACTCCGCAACTTCATCATACATTAGTGGATCTTTTTCTGATGTTTTATAAGTGTTTCGTACACCGACTAATACCTGATCAGTTCTTTTATGTGCCTCTTCTTTAAGAGCCTGATGACCTTCATGCCACGGTTGGTATCTACCAAGTTGTAGAGTTGTTGAGGCTGACCAATCAAATAAGCCACATGATTGAATAATCATGTTAACTTCTTGTTCTACTGAATATCCATCTAAAATCCTAATATGAAAATTTATAGGATCTTTCCAAAGTTTATTTGTATCCTCAAACCTTCCTTCTTTTATTCTGTCAACCCAAATAATTAGATTAGCAAAGCCAAAAGCACTTCTGGTTTCTTCAGTTGGACAAACAAAATCAACAATAACAGGAGCAACATTTTGTTTAGCAATAAGCCTTGCCATCTCGCCCATTCTTCTTGCTTGTTCAATTCTATCTTCATTGCTAAACCCTAAGTCAGAGTTTACTGTTGATCTAACTTCATCTGCATTAAGATGAATAGCATTAATTCTTTCTTTAAGTGCCTGTGCAAGTGCTGTCTTGCCAGAACCAGGCAGCCCTATAATTTGTATAATCATTCAAAGTCCCTTTGCCTTTCAAACATGTTGTTTATATCTTCTTCTATTATATCAAGTGATCTTCTGTCGTGATTTTTACATACTGGATAAATAATGTGTCCTTCAGCAATTATTGTTATTGAAAAATTATCACAATAATGACATTTAGACATTATTTCTTTATTTTTTTGCCTTAAAAACTCCAAATATTCTTTTTCATTCATTTTACTGTTTTTCCATTGTTAGTTTTTGCCATATACTTGACCAGTCCTGATCTGTTTTATGGTCGTTAAACTCTTTAGAAGGATTGCCAGCATCTAAATAAATACCGCCCCAAACTCCGTACTCCTTACTTGATACCCCAACAGCAAAACAAGTCTTTGATACTGGACAATTTAGACATAGCAAATCTATGGCTGGCCTTAAGGCAACATCTTCTTCGTATTTATCAAAAAATAAATTTGTGTCATACTCTAAACAAGAAGCAACATCTTTCCATTTAAGTTTGTGCATGTCCCAAAACGAGCCTTTCTGGTATATCCCATCCATCACGATTAGGCTCAAATCTTTTAGACATGTACCAATTGTTTTTAAAGTACACTCCATACTTAGAAGTTTTAGCCTTATCAGATTTGTATATGTTTACTACTGTCCAGCCATCCCAATGTAGACTTTTATTTTTTGAGACTAACTCTTCCATTTCTTCTAATGTTTTAATAATCATTTTTTCTCCTAGTATTTAAATATTCCTACTTCAACATTATTCAATTGTGCTTCTGAAACTAACTTAGTGTTTCCTTCTTTTGGTTTTGCTAGATAAGCAAAATAGTTAACTTCTGACATGTTTTCTAAAATCCAAGATGGGGCAACCTTAAACATTTTAATTTTTTTATTACGAGACTTCATACCTTTTTCAGAAACATTTACAAACTCCATTACCATCTTATTTACATTTGCTGGACCTGCAGTATATATGTAAAAGTATTCATCGTTTTCTGGCATGCTTGATAAAGCCACACCCATAGCACGAAGGAAAACGTGGTAGTCATCAAAACTACTAGTACCCTGTACCCCTACGATCATCAAAAGCCTCTTCTCTTAGTCTATCAATAATGAATATCATCTTGTCTAATTGTATCCTATCCATAGTCATTGTGTCAACCTTTCTTGTAGTTTCTTTGTCAACATTTCCATGGATCATGTCAGCCATATAAAAAATATTATCTTTAATCCAATATGCCTGATCGTCCATAATGATAACTCTTATGTTAACATTTTTGTCATGACGATTGGATTGCCTATCTATGTTTTTATTTTTATTGAACCCAGCGTTCAAAGATTGTCCAAAAAAAGCATGCCTTGTGCTTTGAGAAGATCTAACAAATCTCAAAGTTTCATTTAATATATCGTATCTGTATTGAATTTGTATAAATAAAAATACAAAAACAAGAGCAGATAAAAATCCTATAATATATTCCATAGAATCACCAGCACAATTATACTACTCTCTTATAAGACTTCTCTTGATTTCCTTAAGAGTATACCGCTCTTCCTCATCTAACTTAGATAGTAGTGCAGGATGAAATGCTTTTTTTGTTAGCCTAACCATAGGGTTTGGAGATGTTATATCCATATCGATCATATCCAACTCCCAAAGCCTCAATACATGAGAGTTAAACATATTATTTACTTCTTTATAGAGCATTGGGCTAACATCTTTTAGTTTATCTGTAAAATTATAAAGCATTTCTCCTGTATCTGGATCAATACCCGCTACCTCTACAGCACCGCTTAAAATTAAATCTTCTATCTCCATTTTAATCTTTTATCCTCCAAGTCATTGATTTTGGACCACGTTTATTTAATATAAACAAGTGATGTTTAAATTGATCTTCTAATTCTTGATAAATTTCTGGCGCAAGTTCTTTTAGTTTATCTGTTATGCTATAGTAAGTTTCACCAGTTTCTAAATCAATATCTGCAATCTCAATACCGCCCTGTAAAACCAAATGCTCAACCAAAGCATTAGTTCTTGCATCCATTTATTTTCCTGACTTTTTTCTTTGTGCAGCAAGTGCATCAAAGTCTTTTACCTTAGTGTCTCCAAGATAGCCCCATGCGTATCCATCCTCAATCATATGATCATTAACAGATACTGTATCACCATCAACATATAACCATCCTAAAATACGTCCATATTTTTCTGAAGAGTCTGGCTTTTCTGTTTTAATAACTACAACTTTAGCATCTTTAAGTTTAGATTTTAAATACTCTTTAGACTCTAATCCGAGAGTTTTTTCAAACTTGTCTGATGTTCTTGATTCTGGAGTATCAATTCCAGCAAGCCTAACACGTTGGGAAAATGATACACTGAAACCTAAATCAATGTCTACATCAATTGTGTCTCCGTCAACAACCCCAGTTATTTTTTTTACCCTATATTCGTACATTAGTTCTCGCTTCCAACCTGTCGGTTTTCAATAAGTCTTTCTCTTTCATCTATTACACTTTCCATAAACTTCATCATATTATCATAGCCAACCGCATTACTCATTGCTTTATCATAGTGGTGACCACAGAATAAAAGGTCTGTGTTGTTTTTGCCCAAAACCTTTACATATGCCTGAGCGCTACATCTATCGCATCTATCTCTAGCATCAAGAATCCATACTTTTTCTTGTTCTTTATCCTTAAGCATACTAAACATATTATACCTTTCTATTATCAGTTTTATAAAAACCAGAGCCGTTGAATGTAACTCCTATATTAGAGTATACACGAACCAAGTCTTTATTGCAAGTATCACATTTATACCCTGGATCGTCTTCTGACATGCTTCTAACCTTCGTATACCTTATGGCACAAGCCATGCAGTCATATTCATATGCTGGCATATATATCCCTTTCCTTAAAAAAACATATAATATTTACTCTATCTCCGTCTATTACTTCTTGTACTTCGTGCTGAATGTCTTCTGTACCCTGAAAACATATAAATGTTCCTGGCTTTGGATGTAATTTTAAATCTTGATTAGGAAAATTTATTGCTCCTCCAGTATAACTGTCTGCTAAATATAATATTCCAGAATAATCATTAGTATACTGATCCTCATTATTGTCATAATGCAAAGAGTTTTTCCCACCAGATTTCATATGACTATAAAAAAAAGATTTCATTACGATATTTTTTTTAAAAATTTCAGACATTGTTTTTTCTATGCTAGGGAAAAGACTCATAAGTAGATCAATTGCAACATCTGTAGTTCCATCATAATTTATAACCTTATTTTTGCCACAAATTTTATATGTATTCTCATCGTTATTGCTAATACTTCCATAAACACCAGTGTGTTCTGTTGGCTTTAAGTCTTTAGAAAAATTTTCTACAATAAAACTTGCAGTATTAGGAGATATAAAGTCTTCTAATATAAAAATTTTATTGTCAATGATTTTCATTATTTTTTATTTTTCTTTTCCTTTACATACCAAACTGGCAGTTTTAGATCGTCTCCAGACCACTCATATCCCAAAAGTTTTACAACAAGTTTAATAATTTTAATACGCATTATTTTACCTTTTTGCCAAACTTAGCCCAAACTCTTTCATGCAAGAAATATCCGAGGGCTTCCCAAGCAATATAAATTAATGCTCCTAAAGCAGCATACTCATATTCCCATTCTCCAGTAGCCAGATAAACTCCTACCGCAAGAACCCCTGCAACACCAATCAGGTGAAATGTTTCCCAACTTAGTGTTTTTAATAAACTTTTTTTTGCTGAATCCATTGTATTTCTCCTTTGTTATATTATACCATTTAGGTAATAGATTGTGTGCGATACATTTCCTCTGCCCAGTATTTGTGATATGCTGGACCCAGGTGTGTGTCGTCGCTTGCTTTTAATGCTAAGTTACTATTATACACATACTCATATATTTTTTCGTTATCCATGCTATAAAAAGTTTTAAAATTATCTAACGGATGAATTTTGTATCCTAGGTACCATGAAAATGAAAAAAGTTTTATATTATTTTCTTCACAATATTTTTCTAATATATAGTAATACTGATAAGATAAAAGTTCTAAAGTTTTGTTTGATTTTAAAATAGATCTAAAAAATTTTTCTTTATCTTTTTTATAAACATAAAACCTTTCTATTTCTGGAATATTAAAAAATATAACATCTGGCTTTCCAAAATTATTAAAATATTTAAAAGCATTTGTTATGCATGTATAGATAGAATCTCCTGGCACCCCTAAATTAAAATAACCAGAGAACTCATTGTGAATATTAATTTCATCATAAAGTATTTTTGACCATATTTGATTTAAATATAATCCAGTGCCCCAGGTGTAAGAACAGCCTAAAAATAACACATGTTTATTGCTGTGATTTTTAGTAAAATTGTCTGATCTAAAACCAAAGTCATTTATTTCTTCTTGTAAAACCTCTTTATGATGATCTCTAAAAGGCTTTTCCCAGTCTGATATCAATGCTGGTACCGTAGACATAGGAACATCTCCATATAAAGATTCTTCTGTTAATGGATTAAGTCCTATAGAATCAACATTAAAAAAATTTTTATCAAAAATCATTAATAAAAAAACTTTCTTTGTTTGAGTTGTTTTTTAATTTTATAAAATATTATTCTTTTTTTTAAATATTTTAATATTTTTTTGATTAATTTCATTTTGTGTCTTTCTATTTTCTAGTTACAATAATCTTGTCGAAATTACCATACTTAGAAAACTCTACAGTTAACCCTTCATAGGTTACACTATCTCCTTCATGAAGAAGTATGTCCAAACTATGATAAGATGGAGCACCATTACAGATTGATCTTTCTGTAGTATTTCTATTAGGTGGATTAACTGGAACAAGGAAGTCCTGTCCATGACCAAGCGTCATGTCTAATACATAAACCAATACTCCATTTCTTGGTGTTGGAGTTGTACAAGAAAACTTAGTGACTCGTCTTGATTCAACCAGTAAAGCCTTTGTAGCAGAAAGTGGAAACATTGCTAATTTAATTCCAGATTCTTTGTTACTTAATGGGATTAAATCTATTTCTACCTTAGATATTGATTTTGAATCTTTGCAATATACCCTTTCATCAGGCATCCATCTTGCTAACATTCTTAGCCAACCGCTTAGTTCTAGACTTGCTCCGTCCTGAGAACCCATGATATCCCATTCATTAAATGGAGGAACTTCAGGTCCACCACTGCCGATGTGTGGCAAAGCCATACCGTGACCAAACTCATGAAACCAATATGCCCATAG